ATTCAACAAATAGAAGCCTATAAGAAAGCAGATAAAAACTACTGGCGTATTTACGGTATGGGTGAAAGAGGTATATCACAAACAACAATCTATACTCATTATCAATTGGTTGACGAGTTTCCTGTATGTGATGATGTTATGTATGGGTTAGACTTTGGCTATAACAACCCATCAGCGTTAGTAATGGTTGGCGTTAAAGATAACAAAGTATATTGGAAAGAACTACTTTATGAATCTCATCTAACTAACCAACAATTAATTGATAAAGTTAAGGCAGTTGTTAAACCTAACAAATACATATACTGTGATAGCTCAGAACCAGACAGGATAGAAGAAATGAAACAAGCTGGCTTAATGGCTGAGAAAGCATATAAGGAAGTTTTAGACGGAATAGACATTATCAAAGCTCGTGAGTTGTTTATAACTAAGGATTCTACTAACCTACTTAAAGAAATGAAATCATACTCTTGGAAAGAGAAAGACGAGAAACCAATAGACGAGCCAGTAGCTATAAATAATCATTTGGCAGATGCTGGTAGGTATGGAACAGCAACATACTTTAAGAAACCAGAGGTTAAACTTGACATATTTTAGAGATAAACTATAATAGGTATAATATTAGTCGGAGGTTCTTGACGAAACTTACTGACTAATTTTTTATTATGAACTTACTTGACAGAGTTAAATCGTATTTCAAACCTCAAGAGAAATCAGATGTAGCCTATGGGACTAGTGCTTGGACATCTGTATCAGGTAGTGCAAAAGAACTAAAAGACAGGGATTATCTAGCCTCATACGCTGAGAACGGCTGGCTGTATACTTGTATGAACGCTATATCTGAAGATGTAGCTACTATGAACTACAAGCTAATCAAGACTAAGGGCGAAGATGTAGAAGAAATCAAAGAACACGAGTTACTAGACTTGTTGTATTCTGTTAATCCGTTTATGACCAAGACAACATTACTTAAATTACACTCTATTTACTTAATGGCTACTGGTAAATCATACTGGTACTTAGTTAAACAAGGTGGAAAGATAAAAGAAATCTATCCTTTAAGACCTGACCTAGTCAAGATAATAGAGAACAAGTCTCTTGAGGGTGGATTGGTTAAGGGATATGAGTACAGAACACCAGCAGGAAAGGTTATAAAGTTTGAACCAGAGGAAATTATACCATTTACAGATACAGACCCAATGAACCTATTAGACGGAGTTGGTAGTGTAGAGCCTGCCAAAGTGCCTGCTCAAATCTCTAAGTACGCTGAAGAATGGAATAGAGACTTCTACTACAATAACGCCACAGTAGATATGATACTATCTATTAAGGGTAATATAAGTGAAGACCAAAAAGAACGAATTAAAAAAGACTGGCTAAATAAATTTGGTGGTAGACGAAAGAACAGTCGTTTTGCTATCTTACAGGGCGATGCAGATGTTACTGAACTAGGTGGTAAGCAAAGAGACTTACAATTCCTAGAAGGATTGGACTGGGCTAGAGATAAGATAATGAGTATCTTTAGAGTTAATAAGACTTCCCTGGGTATTACAGATGATGTTAATCGTGCTAACGCAGAAGCTTCTGACTGGGTATTTACCAAGCGTAATATCCGTCCTAAGATGGAAGCTATTATAGATACTCTAAACGAATACCTAACTCCTATGTATGGAGAGGGTATCTTCTTAGACTTTGATGACCCAACACCAGAAGACAGAAAAGCTAACGCTGAGTATTACGAGAAAGCCTTAAACAGATGGTTAACTACTAATGAGATACGAGCAGAACGAGGCTTAGACCCAATAGATGGTGGTGATGATATGTATATGCCAAATACCTCAGTAATACTAGGCAAAGAAACACAACCAATTAAACTAACTGGTAGTAAGCCCAAGATTAACTTAACAGCGTTTGCTAAGTCCCAAATGAAGAAACTAACTAAGGCTAAAGTAAACACCAGTATTAAGAATGCTAAGAAAGAACTACAAAACGCAGTAGTTAAAGACCTACTAAAGATAGAAGAAAAGAATTCTTATAAATTAGACACAGAACAAGGTAAGACTAAATACTGGCATACCAAGAACGACATAGACGAGAGATACGAAGACGAGATAATTAAGGATATTAAGGGTATTTACAAAGAACAGATAGCAGATGTAACTTCTAATATAAACTTACAGAAGTCCCCTTATCCTAAGAAGAGTATTAAAGACTTCTTATTTGACAAGGATAAATACAAAGCTCTGTATTTGGCAGCTATTATACCTGTTATAACTAACGCAATGCGTAAATCAGGAGAGAATGTACTGTTCTTTATGGGGTTTGCTATGCCTTTGAATATGAAAAACCCTCATATAGTTAAATATATTGAGCAATCAGCTACTAAATTCTCTAATACCATAGTAGATACCCAGACAGATAAGTTAAAGAAAACCCTGTCAGAGGGCGTCTCAGCGGGCGAGGGGGCAGCTAAGCTAACTAAAAGGGTAAAAGATACCTTTAAGAAGCTAGAGAAATACCAAGCATCAACAATAGCTAGAACAGAAGTATTACGAGCAACCAACAAGGCTACTATTGAAGCCTACAGACAGTCTAATGTAGTTACAGGTAAAGAGTGGATAACAAGCAGAGATGGTAAAGTATGTGATTGGTGCGCTCCTATGGAAGGTAAGCTAATCCCAGACAGTATAGATAAGAACTTCTTTAATAAAGATGATAAATATACAGTACAAGACAGTCAAACTGGTAAGGATAAAACCTTAGATATGGCTTTTGAAGGAGTAGGAGAGCCACCTTTACATCCTAACTGTAGGTGTACAACAGTCCCTGTATTGAAATCTGATAGCGTTAATGAAGAAGCAGTATGGGATAAACCTAAAAAAGCAGAGATTGATGTTAAGAAAGAGATTAAGAAAATTGCTGATAAAGAACTAAAAGAAATAAGAGAACTAAAAAAGCAATTAGATGAAGCAATTAAAAAAGGCTAGAGACATATTAGAAAAAGCTTTGGGTAAAGACCCAGAAGTTAAGCTTAAAGAGATTAGCTCTAAGCTAGATAAACTTACAGAGGTTACTTCCGAAATAGAGAAAGTAAAAGATGCTTTAAAAGTCTTAAAGAAACTTCAACACTCTCAAGACGAAGTAGCCTCTAAACAGCTTACTACTAAAGACCTCTCATATATAGAGAGTATTTTACATTATATATCACAACAGAAATACCCTAAACCTGAAAAGGAAGTAAGCGTTAAGAACTTAAAGGATATTAAGTTTCCTAAATACCCAACAATTAAGATACCAGATAAGGTAGAACTCAAAGAGCCTTTAAACACCAACGACCCTGATGACTATCCAATAAGCGAAAAGGTACTCTCTCGCAGTATTACAGGGCAACCAACAGAAACCCTAATAGAATATAAAGATTTTAGTATTAGGATAAGCGATACATATACCCCTGATGGTGATTGGGAGGGTTCTAATTATAAGATAATATGATACTAAGCGAACATACAAGAGACCACGCTAGGCTAGGCTTACCACAAGAACTAGATAAAATAAGGCGTATGATAACTGGTAGCAGAGGTCAAAACAGTATTGACCACTCTCTTTTAATGAACTTAGATTATGCCTCAGCTGGTCATACAGGATTTTTACAAGATACTACTGATGTTATTAAGGACACTCATGTAGACTGGGGTACTGGTGCTAACCAAGTTAGTGCAGTTGATATGCCTATTGCAGACACAGCAGATTATTTTACAGGCACAGAAGTTGAAACTGCTCTGACTGAATTAACCCCTAGGAAGAATTGGAATCAAAATGGCTTTCCAACTAAATCTACCTCTACTATATCATTTACAGATGGAACTAATACCTTTTCAATCCAGCCAACTGGGGTTAATTTTCAGTATTTTGTAGCAGGAATTGAATACACTTCGACTGGCGATACTGTTGTGATAGACGACACCAAAGAGGGAATACACGCTATATATTATGATGGCTCTACCCTAACAGCTACTGCCAATCCGTCCGCTGGTGATTTCGATACATATATTAGAACTAAATGCTTGGTTTCTATACTATACTGGGACACTTCGGCATCTGAGGCTATTTATGTAGGCGAAGAACGACACGGTTACGGAATGTCGCCTAATACTCATAACTACTTACATTTTACAGTAGGACTAGCCTATCTAAGCGGTATTGGATTGAATACATTAAGTGTAGACGGTGGTGGAGCAACTGCTGATGCTCAATTCGGAGTTGACGCAGGCTCGGTTTCAGACGAAGATTTACATTTATCAATTAGTGCTGTTGCTGCTGGAACGGGGTTGCCTATTTACTATATGTTGGGTTCAACGCCAGAGTGGCAGAAACACACCGAAGCAGGATTTTCAGTTAGAACCTTAGATGGTACTTCGGGTACAAGGCTTGCATACAATCAATATGTTGCCCCCGACTGGCAATTAACTGATGTTGGGAATAACGATTTTGTGTTGTGTCATATATTCGCTACGACCGAAAAAGATAACCCAATGATAGCGATAATGGGTCAGAACAAATACACCACAAAGAAAAACGCCAGAGCAGGGGCTTTAACCGAAATACACTCCTTATTATTAGATGATGTTTTATTTCCAGAGATACGAGCCATTGCAACTGTTATATTCCAAACAAACACAGGCTATGCTAGTGAAGTTAACGCTAGAGTCGTTTCAACTGATGAGGGCGATGACTATATAGATTGGAGAAGCGAAGTAATATCAAGAACCGAAATATCAACAACAGACCACAGTTCTTTATCAGGACTAAGTTCAGATGACCACACTCAATACCTATTAGCTGATGGCTCAAGAGCTTTGGCTGGTGCTTGGGATATGGGTTCGCAAGCTCTTACAAATGTAAATATAGATACAGGTGATATAGCAACTGCAGTTACTAATACCGAGTGGGATACTGCTTATTCTCATATAGGGGAGAGTGGTGCAAGTCATACATATATAGACCAAGATGTTACTTCTGGTTCTACTCCTACCTTTACAGGAACTAACTTTACAGGACTATTAGCTTCGGCAATGGAAGACAAGTTTTTGAGAAACGATGGCGATGATACGACTTCGGGTAAACTAACTGCTACTGGTGGATTTTCAACTCCTGATGATGTTTCAGTAAACGCTGATAATAAGGGATTAATATTAGGAGCTGGGCAAGACTCAAAACTATATTTTGACGGAACTGATACCAAATTTGATACTACTGGTTCATTCGAGGTAACAAATACCGATAATACCCCTATCGTAGCTAGGGGCGAGAGTGCTGCTGGAAATGTAGCTATGCAGATATACAATGATTCTGCTGCTAATGTAGCCAACACGATTACATATTCGATGAACTTAAAAACTACCGTTGGAAATAAGACTTGTGGTGTTATTCGTTCAGGATTTACAGACATAACAGATGCAACCAGAAGTTCGTTTATGGATTTATACACAATAATTTCAGGTACAAGCGGAGTAAGAATTAGAATAGGTGATGACGGTGGTGTGTTTATGTATAACCTGAAAACAGGAACAGACCAGGCAGATGCAGGAGCGGCAACTGATGAATGTTATGTAAACACAGTTAATCAAACAATAAGATTAGGAGTATAATGAGTGAAAGAGAAGAAGTAGAAGCAGAACTAACCATATAATTATGAACATTGAAACAAAAGTAGAAGCAGAGTTGACAATTTAACTAAACGCTTTATAATTAATATATGAAAAAGTTTACAAAAGCTCAACAAGAAGTCTTACAGGAACGGATGAAAATCGCTAACATTGCACAAGACAGCGTTAATCAGTTTGCCAATTATCTTGGTAAAGAGTACGAGGTAGGCAGAGATTATAAGCTTAATGCTGACTTAACTGGGTTTGAAAAGATTAAAAAACCTAAAAAGACTTGACAGTAATTTAAGTTATAGTATAATTGAGAAAATATCAGTCGGAGGTTTCACTGACGAAACTTGCCGACTTTTTTATTATGCCTGAAATAACAAAAACACAAATCAGAATTCCAGTAGCCAGACGCAAGAAAGATGATGTAATCCGAACCATAACAATATCACAAGAACAAGGTATATCTGCTTTATATGCAGTACACCGAAAAATTATACTAACATATATCTTTGCTAAGTCTAAATGGACTTTAGAGCAAGCAAAGATATGGGTAAAACAAAATAAAAAAAATAATCTTGATACTATGACAAAACAAATGAAAGGGTTTGTTCAAAAAATAGGCGAGAAAGGCGATATCATTGTAGCAGTTGCTTCTGATGAAACCTTAGATAGACAGGGAGATAGTCTAAAAGCTAAAGCCTGGAAACTTGCTGATTTTAAACGCAACCCAGTATTACAGTGGGCGCATAACCCAACAATACCTGCAATAGGTAAAGCTGAGAATATTAGAGTAGAGGGCGATAAGCTCCTATTCAGACCAGTCTTTGCTAAAACAACACAAGGTAAAGAAATTGCTCAACTCTACAAGGAGGGTATTTTAAATGCTTTCTCAGTAGGGTTTAGAGAAATAGAGCAAAAAGCAGGTGATATAGCGTTGGAGTTACTAGAAATCTCTGGTGTAAATGTTCCTGCCAATCCAAAAGCTCTGGCACTAGCCAGGCAAAAAGGTTTAAACACAGAACTGATTGGTAAAGTTAAAAAGGTAACAAAGAAGAAAAAGGTTGAGCAAAAGAAAGAACTAGATGTTGAGAAATTAAATAAAAGTATTACTAATATTGAAAAAGATATTGCCTACTTGGCAAAAGGATTTAAAATTCTAAAGCCTGTAGTAGGAACTGCCCCTGGAAAGGCAGAACAAGGTCGTAAACAAGTAGAAGCTAATCCAGAGCTAAAACTTGTGCAAGCTATTGATAAGCAACTAGAAGTTGTAATCAAAGGCTTAAAACAGAAAGGACAATAAGATGGCAAAGAAAAAGACAGAGAAAAAAGCTAAAGACATTGTAAGTGGTTTAGATAGTAAACTTGACAAACTACTTGACGCTAAGTTAGAAGCTAAATTTGAAGCCTCAATGGATAGAGTTGGCAAGAAGCTTGAAAGCGAACAAGGAAAGAAACTCTATACTGGTTTTACTAAAGCTGAAGTTGATAAGATGACCTGGCAAGAGAAAGGTTTTCAATTCATTAACGCTTTAGTACACGGAGACAAAGAGAAGTTAGATGGCTTAACAGAGGGAACAGCCGCTGATGGTGGTTACCTAGTGCCTGACGAATTTAGAGCTGAAATCATCAAGAAATTGTATGACGCAGCTGTAATCCGTCCTAGAGCAAGAGTAATCCCTATGGCTACTGATACTCTTAAAATTCCTACAACTGACAGTTCAGTAAAGACATATTGGACAGCTGAAGCAGCTTCCAAAACTACTACTTCTGCTCAGTTCGGAGAGTTTGAACTTTCAATTCTTAAACTAGCTGCTGTTATGGTAGCTTCTGACGAATTGTTAGAGGATAGCTCAGTAGGTGTTATTGAATATCTAACTGAAGAGTTTGCTAACGCTATTGCTATTGAGGAAGACAGAGTATTTACTTCTGGTAATGGTACAACTGAACCTGCTGGATTAGATAACTACACTCTAACAACCGTAGACGCTGGCGGTGCATTAACATATGACCACTTCGTAGACGCTTACACAACCTTAAAGCAAGGTTACAGAGCTAACGCAGTATGGATAGCTCACTCACAAGTTATTGCTGAAATCTATAAGATGCAAGATACTACAGGAAGACCGTTAATCCTTGATATCCCTTCAAAACCAAATCCAGTATTACTTGGTCGACCAATTCTTGAGTGCAATCAAATGGATAGCACAAAGATATTCTTCGGAGACTTAGGAAAATACATCATTGGTGATAAAGGCGATATGAGAATGGCTACTTCCAATGAAGCGTATGTTGCTTCTACTTCAATGTTCCAGACTGACCAAACTGCTATTCGTGTAGTTAAGAGAATGGATGCAGGACTACCTCAGACTGAAGCATTTATAGAAATGCAAAATGTTCAAGCATAATACTTGATATATTCTGCCTGCTTCCAACGGGCAGAACTATGAGGCATTATGATAGATACATCAAAAGAGGAAGTAAAAATTATTTATCAGCGAGACTTTGCTGGAAACAAGACAGGAGATACAAAGTATATTCGTAAGGATATAGCTGAGAATCTTGTTGAGACTGGCATAGTTAAAATTATAGAAACCATTAAAACAAAATAATGGCAGCAAGTGGAGACTTAACAACATTAAACGCAGTAAAAGAAGCCTTAGAGATTACTACAGGCTCTGACGATACTTACCTAACTAATCTTATTAAACGAGTATCACAGTTTATAGAGCATTATTGCGATAGAGAGTTTACAGCTCAGGATATTGAAGAAATCTTTGATGGCACAGGAACAAAGACTTATCTAACACAACAGTACCCTATTAATTCAATTACAGCTCTATCTAGGAGAACATCTAGCTTAAAAGTAGATGATTGGGATGCTATTACCTCAACCTATTTCTTTGACAAAGCTAAGAGAGGCGAGATTGTATATGTAAATGGGTTTAGTAATAACACTCTTGGATATAAATTAGAATATAACGCTGGTTACGCTACAATACCTGATGATTTAGAACAGGCAGCGATTGATTTAATAGCATATTATTACAATAACAGAAAGTCTAAGAACACAGATAGTGAAAGCATAGGTGATTATTCAGTAACATATTCCAAGACAACTGATGTAATGAATGACTTAGGCTTAGACACTATCCTTGACGCTTACAAAGACTTTAGACAGGGGTAAAATGGTTATACATGATTTATTTGACAAAGACATTACAGTTAAGAGAATGTCAGAGATATCTAGTAATAAGACAGCATATACTACTGCAACAACCTCAGTACCAGGACACCGACAGAATTTAACCGAAGAAGAAGCACAGCTAATAGATGGCGCAACTATCAAAGATTATAAGTTGTGGGTAGATGTAGACGCCAATATTCTGGAAGGAGACCGAGTAAAGATTAAAGACCATAGAACAGGTAATGTAACACAGGAATTAGAAGTGTTAACAGTAGAGCATAAAGACTATGGTTTTGCACAGAACCCTCACAAAGAAGTAATAGCAAAGGATTTAGACCGTGGTTAAACTACAAGTTAAAATCAAAGGATTAAAAGAGTTTACCAAAGCCTTATCTCAGTACCCTGATATAGCTGGTAAGTATTTTGCAGAAGCTATTAAGATAGCTACCTGGCAACTAGAACGAGATGTTAAAAGACGAACGCCAGTAGCAACAGGAATATTAAGGGCAACTATCTATCACTCCATAAGAGCAACTGAGGGCAGAGTATACCCTACTAGAGAATATGCACCTTATGTACACGAGGGAACTAGGTTTCAGAAAGCACAGCCATTTCTGGAATGGGGTATAAGAGATTCAAATACTGAGATTAGCAAAACATTTGAAAACGCGTTAGAAGAAACATTAAACGAAATAGCTAAAAGAAGTTAACATGTCAATGCTAGAGAACATAAAAAACACGGTAAAGAGTAAGCTAGATAATGTAGTAGCTTTACAGGAAGTACACCAATACCCAGAAATTAAGTTTAATGGTTATCCTGCAGCAACGATAGTCCCATCAGACAACGAAAGCGACTTTGAGACTACTACCGAGAACCAGAGAGTATATGCGTTTACTATCAGGTTATTCTCACAGATTAAAGGTAGTGGTTTAGAGAAAGCTTATGGTCAAATGTACAACCTTATAGACGAAGTATTAGACGAGTTTGACAAAGACCAGGGCTTATCAGGATTAACGCTACCGACAGGATATACAATGATAATATCAGAAGCCTTGCCATCAGCAGTTGGCTTAGTAGCAGAAACAGACTTATTAATGGCAATGGTAACAATAAGAGTAAGAATATTAATAGATACAAAAATAATAACTTAGAGGAGTTAATATGGCACACATTGGAAGACTAGTAAATCTAGGAATTGCAAAGGAAGGAACTCGAGGAGCTGGCGCAGCTGCTACATACTGGGCGCCAAAAACTAGTATGTCAGTTCATTCAGTAGCTGATAAGATTGTTGACGAGGAGACTTACAACTCAATCCAACAAGCAGTATCAGCGTATGTCCCTATGAGACGAGCAGAGGGAGATTTAGAAATGATAATGAGAGCTAACTCATTAGGGTTGTTACTATACAACCTATTTGGAACAGTAAATTCAGGAACAGCTTCAGGAGAGAGTGCGGTTTATGACCACACCTTTACCTTGAGCGAAGCAAACAATCATCAATCATTAGCATTAACGATAGATGACCCAGTTCAAGACTATATGTACAAGCTATCTATGCTAGATAGTCTTACACTTTCCGTTACAGCAGGAGAGTTTGTAATGATTTCAGCTTCATTCAGAGCTAAAAAGGGAGACGAGACTACAGCTACACCTGACTACACAGGAGCAACAGCTGACAAGTATGTATTCCACTCACGACACGCAGGAGTTAAAATCGCCAATACAATTGGTGGATTAGGTGCTTCAAACACACTAGAAGTAAAAAGCCTTGAGTTGAACATTACTAAGAATGTAATTGATGACCCATCAATTCACTCAGCAGAACCTGTTGATATCTTCAACAGACAATTCTATGTAGACGGAACAATTGAGTTAAAATACGATAGCAAGACTTACAGAGATTATTGCTTAGACAATAGCTCAAAAGCATTACAGATTGAGATTAAGAACGAGGAGAAACCATTAGGCGTAACACCTACCTATCCAGCATTAAAGATACAAATGCCTAAGGTAAGGTTTGATGACTGGGAACGAACAGATGATTTAGACGAAATCATTGACCAGACTATGACTTTTGTACCTATGTCAGACCCACGGTCAGACACAGCAGCATTAAGTTCAGTTGTATTAACTAATAATCAAGCAAGTTATTAATTATGAAAAGAACAACAACAAAATTTAAGACACCTGTTGACGCTCACGAAATTGAAGTAAATGAGTATCTAACAGGTGGAGAAGCAGAGAAGATTCAGGATGTAATCATCAATGATATCAAAGCCGATATTGGTGGTGATATCTCTGGTGAGTTTTCAGGAAAGAATGTCAGGATAGCTCAGGACAAAACCTTAGAGTTGATGTTGGTTTCTGTTAATGGTGAAAAGGATGACCTAATTAAAAAGGTTAAAGACTTTAGACAGAAAGACTACCAAGCAGTCGTTGACAAGATTAACAAGCTGACTTCTAGCGAAGTAAAGCCTGAAAAAAAAAGCTAAGAATTGAGATAGCTTCTTATTGTAAAGAGCTGGGATGGACTTATCAGGAGTATTGTATTCAACCACAATGGCTCATTGAAAGCATAGCCCAGCTCTACTTGAAAGAAAATAAACAAGCAAAGCTTAATGAGTTAAGAGCAAAAAACAGGAGTAAATATGGCTAGAGTAGAACTAGAAGCAGTAATAACAGCAAAGGATTCAGCATCAAAGGTGATGAAAAAGTTTGGTGTTAATTCCAAGCAAGTTGGTCAAAGTTTTCAAAGAAACTTACACAAGCTTGTTATTGGTAGTTTAGTAGCTGGAACAGCAGCAGTTACTGCTTTTGGTGTAGCCAGTTTGAAAGCATATAGTAACCAAGAGGCAGTAGAGAAACGATTAGTAGCTGGGTTAAAGAATGTTAGCACAGCTTCTAA